CCTCTTCAAGGCCATACCAGTAGCGGACGATCTTTTGATTCGCGGCGCGCCATGCTTTTTTAATCTCGTCAGCTTGCTCATCCGGAACGTGAACGTCGTAGGTTCGAGCCATCGCCTGAAAAGCACCCAAACCTCCTTGATACGCCATACTGAGCCGCACGACCTTGCCTATTTGGCGTTGAGCCTTGGTGACCTCTTCCATCGGTACCTGAAACACACTCGCGGCATCATGCTCGTAAATCTTCCCATGTGTTCTGAAGACTTCCAGAACTGACTCTTGCCCGGCCAACCAGGCGACAGCGCGCGCTTCAATAGCAGAGAAGTCGCAGGCGACCAATTCATTTCCTTCGCCGGCGATCAGCATCCCACGGATGCAATCCGAGATCGCCGCCATGCTTGGCCCGTAGAACAGATCGAACATATCTTTGTCGCCGAGCATCGAGAACATGGACTCGATGTCTTCCTGCGTGATCCCGGCACGAGTCCTAAATAAATTCTGCGGCTGTATCCCCCGCCCCGCCCACCTTCCCGTGGATGCGGCATGGAACTGGTGCATATTGCGAATGCGGCCGTCGGCGGAAGCCTTCTCTTTCATGGCGACCAACTTCGCGGTGGAGGACTTGGCGGCCTCCTGACGCAGCTCCAGCGCGCGGCGGACAGCCGGAGGCATCAAATTTGCCCACGGTGGGAGTTCGCCCTTCTCGTCCGCTTCGGCATTCTCTGCCTCGGCGGCCAAAGCACTCAGCACATCAGCCTTGGCCAGGCCGTCCATCTCGACGCCCTGGGACTTGATCCATTTGCCGAGCATCTGGACCTCGGTGCAAGCGCCGACGACGCCGCCGGTGACCTTGAGCATCTCGGCGTTCAGCCGCTTCTGCTCGGACTGGATGATCGCTATGCCCTTCTCGACACTCGCGAGATCGCACATCACACCGCGGTTGTTGATCTTGTGGTCCAGTTCCCAAAGGTCAAGCTCGGATGGGCTGAGTTCCATCAGCCGGTCGAGGCAGGCTAACTCAGTTCGCACGTCCTGCTTGTTGTAAGAGTAAAGGGAGAGGAACTTGTCGAGAGAGTCGGCGTCCCGCCGCCACATCGTTCCATCCTTCTTCGGCTTGCTGAGTTGCAGCATGATCCGATGGCCTGCGGCATCCTTGCGCTGGTCAACCCCCAGAGCCGGCGCGGCGTCCTCCAGGGCGCCTGGCAAGGCCATCGCGTAGGCCCGCACCATAGAGCACCGAACCTGTTTGATGGGGAGGGGAGGCCAGCCATACTTGCGGACGCAACAGAGATTCCAGATCGCGAGTTCAAACGCCGCATTCCAGGCTGTGATAATGCCGCCGGATTCGATGTGGACCCTGAGATAGGCTGGGAAGGCTTCGCCTTCCACCCAGGTCTTGATGTGTTCAGGATCGGGGCCATAAGAGAGGCAGTGGACGCCAGTGGAGGGATCGGAGGCGTAGTTGTGCAGGCCTGCTTTCTTCAGGTCTATTTCGGAAAACGTCTCGAAATCTGCGCCGAGGCTTTGCATAATGGGAGATTCTTTCTGAAAAGTGCTACAGGCTCAACTCTGAAAATCTGCGCAAAAACTCCATCTCGGCGTTTCGCGGAGACAAAGGATGGATGGTTTCATCCAAGGGATCGCTGTGTCGGGCTTCTTCCCACAAGGCAGGCGGCCGTGACATCAAATCGCGCATCTCAGTTACGAGCGCCACATTATCTGCTGTCTTGACCGACACAGGTTCACAAGTTGGCAGCTTGAAACGTTCACATACAACTTGCATGAGCGCATTCTCTACCTCTTTGTAACGTGTGCCCAGGGCGCTGAACCTCTTGATGGGACGCGGCAAATCCACAAGATACGCTTCGGCGGCGTCATGTAGTAACCCCCACAAAGCATCCTCTGAATTGCAAATTCGGCTCACAATCACTGAATGCTGTGCGACTGAATAGAACGACAAGCAGTGCCCCGCAAAACGGCATTGGTTGGCAAGCGAGTGCGCAATGTCAGCAATACATATTTCACTTACTCGTGGATCAATCGGCCAAAATTGCCGACCGGTGTAAGTCTGCATCCAGTCTCCGTTACGCTTCATATCTCTACGCCCCGCTTCCCAAAACATTCATGCTCAGCGCTGCGATTTCCGGCAGTGTGGCAGTGGCTTGCAGATCGCCGAACAAGCCGGCGGTGGAATTCATCACAACGGTTCTAATCTGCCACAGTTAGCGCACTCTTTTACGAACGCTCCACGAAAGTTTGTTCTTGTCTCAGGACGTAAATTCCAGGGGGAATCCCATCTGTGCAAGCCTAAGAAGCATAAAATTCTTTTCATGTTCTGAACCTCCACAAAAATCAAGGGAACCTAAAATTGCTGCGCGCCGTCCATACTGAGCAAGGAGTAAGCCGGTCGCCATCCAATTAGCGTTGGCTGACGAACTGCCCGCGTTCGCTCCTCCATCGGGCAGCATCCCTCGGCGCGCAACATCATTCCGCAACAATCTAGCCGAAGATCGACGTTGCGGTCTTGGCGCCACCGCCAGCGGCCGCAGGCACATCGACGGGCTCGAAGGCTTTGCTGGCGGGGATGCGGCCATTGCCGAGAGGATCGTCGTCGCGCAGCTTCTGCACGTTCTGAAGACCAAAGCTGACTCCCTTGTTGCCGGCGCTCTCGTAAGCAAATGCGCGCACCTGGGCGCGGTACCATGCGCCGGAATACACGTCCGCGTCGTCGATGATGTCCTGCAGCTTGGAATCTACGATTCCTGGCCGCCGGTCCTCGTTCGCTGAGAAGCTCATGATGATCCAGTCGTCTCCGATGCCGACGATGGGATTCTCTAGCTCTTCGTTGGTGCGGAATGGACTGCGTAGGGTCTTCGGAATCTTGTCTCCCCACTTCTCCCTGGCGGCCATCTCGGCTTCCTTCTTGAGCGCGTCGAGCTTCGCCGTCGGCGGGAACGCGGCGCGGATAGAGAATTTGGGTTTGTTGACGGAGCCATCGGCGTTCTTCATGCTGGTGGCTTTGAAGACGCTGATGAAAGCGGCGCGGAATTCAGGGGTAATCTGGTTGTCGGCTGACATTGTTGTTATCTCCTTGTGGGTTGGGCTGTCGGTTATGGCTGTCGAATATCGGCTGGAGGAGCGCGCTGCTCGTGCCTTACGAAGTTAATTCCTTGAGGGTGGATTCCGCGAACGCGGCCTTGGCGTCAATCCGGACAGGATCGCGTTTGTCGCTGACGTGGACCAGGGTGTGGCCGCTGGACTTGCGCTCAACAAAGGGCTCAAGCACAGCGCCCCGTTCCTTGGCGTTCTTGCCGGGAGCGAGTATTTCGGCGTCGCCTACGTTGATGAGTTCCTTCGGCTTCCAGACATCTTTCTCGTCGCAGCCCAGGTGCTTGGCCAAGGCGAAGCCTGGATCGGGAAGTCCCTCTTTCCATTTCCGAATGGCTGTCTTCTCGACCAGTTTGTAATCGGGGATCTCGGTGCCCTTCTCGGCCTCACCATAAGCAAACTCACGGGTATTCTTGATCCAGCCTTCCAGGATCGGAAGGAAGTCGAGCGTCTGCGCCAGTTTGAGCGGGTCGTAGGGAAGGCCTGGAGCGAAGACTTGCTTGGCCAAGGCCTGCGCTCTGCTCTTGAGCGCTGGGCATTTGGGGGAGGCCAGGCACCACCGGCAGCCCTTCTCAGAGGGCCTGAGAAAATTGTTATCCCAGCCTGCCATCCCTTTCGCCTTCTCAGCCAAGGTGACGCGCTCGGTCGCCTCCAAAACATCCGCGTGCAGGTCCAGGAGGTCAGTGGTGTCGAAATCGACGCTGCGCACCAGACCGTCCGGGTGATCGTAACGCGGCTGGACGACGCCGATGTTGACGACCTTGGCCGGCAACTTCATCGTCATCAGCGCAGCCAGGGCGTAGATGCGGAGCTGAACATTCCGTTCGATGGCCACGGCAACGCCGGCGCCGTACTTGAGGTCGCGAACGTAGAGGGTGGCGGTGCTGGGGTGCCATGCGATGAAGTCCGCGGTGCCGTACACATCGTTGTTGACCGCGACCTTTGTCTCAACATAGAGTTTGGCACCCTTGATAGCCAGGGAGACACACTCGTCGATGTAAACCTTGATGTGCTTTTTTATTTCGATCTCCTCCGGAGAGGATGGGGTTGGCTCGCTGCCATGCTGCGCGAAGTGCATGAGCAGCCAGCGCTGGGCGAAGGCGTGCGCCCTGGTGCCCTCCGCCGCGTACTCAGACTCGCTTTCGGGCATCCCTTCGCTGAGCACGACAGAGCCAGGGCAGGTCATCCAGCGTTCCGCCCCGGAGGGTGGAAGTTTGGAATGGGCGCCGGAGCCGGTAGGGACGATAGTGAGGGCTCCGCTGCGGCTACCCACGGAGCGCCTCGGCAAGGCCGTTCAGTTCGGCAGGAACCAGGGTGAGAGCTTCAGAGACCCGGTTGCAGCCGTAGGCCTTCAATTGACCGATCGCGTCTTCCATGGAGTGCTTGGCGATGTAGGCGTTGAGGAGGGTGCGCAGCTCGTCGGCGGTGATGGGTTTAACGGGAGTCGCGGCGGATTCTTTGAGGATGACTTCAGCTTCCTCTGGGTGGCCTTCCTGCGCTACTCTCTCGGCCTCTGCGACAGCGCTGGCTGCGGGAACGTTCTTTGCTGCCTCGTCGGCAGCGATCTCTGCCTTGGTGCGGCGGGTGCGCTTGGCGGGCTCGTTGATGGGGGTGGGGGTGGGGGCCGGGGCTGAAGTGGTGGGCGCGGGACCGGGGTTGGGATCGGTTGAGGAGTCGGGAACGCCGAAGATAGCCTGCTCTTCGTTCTTGGGGGATGGCGCCGGTGGGGTTTGTTGGGGGGTGAGGTTGCCTGTGAGTTGACCAGAATTGGGATACAAAGCCATCAGGAGTGCGATGAGAGCCAAACCTTCCTGCGGGCCAGAATTTGAAGTGTCGAAATTGATTTGCATTTGTGCCTTTCAGGTTGGTGCGTTGTGAATTCCAGATAACCCTAGATCATGCTTGGATGGATGTCAAGAGAAAAATTTCAGGTCATAAAATCCTCGCCAATTCGCGCATCTTATCGGCCAATACATCCTGGACCCGTTCGTCCACCGAGCCATAGAGACTGAAAATTCTGGCGCGCACTGGGTTCTTCTGGCCAATGCGGCAGAGGCGCATAATTGCCTGGGCATTCGAGCTTGGTACCCAATCCTGCTCAACAAAAATCGCCTCATCGCAGACGTTCTGGAGCCCGTCGACACCGGTACCCATGGCCGCTATGTTGCCGATTATAAGACGCACGCTGGGGTCAGATTGAAATCTGTCAATGTTGGGCTGCCGCTTCTCCGCGGGGGTATCGCCGGAGATCGTGAGGGGATGAAATTTGGCTAATTTTTCCGCGAGCCAGCGAATACAAATTTTGTGAATCGCAAAGACGACCAACTTAGGGATCTGGTTGGTGGTGAGATCCTCCTCGATTTGCTCGGCGAGCGCAGGAAGTTTGGCCATCGCGGTATAACGACGGAGCGTGGCCAAACTCGACGCCATGGACTCCAGGGTACTGAGCTGGTCGCCGGAGCTGCCGGAAGAGAGGGCCTCCTGGAGCTGGGTGTCGGCCTGGTCTAGTTGGGGGATGAGAGCCTGGAGTTCGGGAGGAAGGGCCGCGTCACTGCGTGCGACCGTGATGGTCTCAAACATCGGCTCATGAAGATCGGGCTGGACCTCCGCTTTGGTGCGGCGAAGCATGAAAGGAGCCAGGAGTTTTTGGAGTTCAGGAACGTTCTTGTGGGATGTAAATCTGAAGCCATGCTCGCTATCAAAACCGTTGCAGAAGTGAAATGTGTGATCCCAGTATGGCTGATCCGTGAGTCCGGCCGACTTAAGGTGTGTCCAAAGTTCAGACGCATTGTTTGGGGCAGGCGTTCCGGTTAGGCGCCAGCATCGCTTGGCCTTCGTGATAAGACCGGGAAAACGGCGGCCAAAACCGTATATTGCTTTGGTGCGGTAACCGGAGGTTTTTTTGCCAACCTTGTATCGCTCTTTCAGATAGTGGGCCTCGTCAAGGATGAGCACGTCCCACTGGACTGACATAAGGAGATCGAGGCACTTGATCGCCTGATCGTAAAAAAGGATCACGACCCCAGATGTGCTGGGTGTATCGCCAGGCATACAAATTTGGAGCGGCCTGTCCATCGGACTGAATCGCTCGAATTCACGCCCCCATTGGACCCTCGTGCTCGCTGGGCACACCACCAGAATGTTAGCGGCGCCGACCAAGTCCGCGGCACGGATTGCAGTCCCCGTCTTGCCGACTCCAGGGGCATCAGCCAGCAAGGCTTGAAGATGGATCTTGAGGAACTCCGCGCCGGTCAGTTGATAGCCGAAGGGCTGGATGAGCGGGGATCGATATGTCACTTGAACACATCCTTCGGCCTGCAAACATGCAGATTCCCCGCAGAATCGAACAGCGCCCATCTACCCGCCCGGCGGCCCCACTCCAAGTTTGTAGCCCGGCAACTTCGGCAGGTCTTCACCCGCGGGGTATAGTCCTCGCCTTCGTCGTCATACTCTCCCGACAACCAGGCGTCCATGCCCTGTTGCAGGTAGTACTCCGCCATGTCGCCCATCACAACCATCCTTGTTTGTTAGCAAAATACCGGGCTAACAGCGCCGCCTCAGCCCGTCCATCGTCTTTGATCCGCTTAAACTGGGCGGCCTGCTCAGGCCAGAGTTTTTGGGCCAGGAATCTCGCGCGGCTCTTGACATCAGCCTGGCTCTCTCCCGACATCCTGTGCAGGCCCGTCGCGCCTTTCCAAACATTGGGACTCACCAGAGTATAAGGGATGCCGAGAGCCCCAAGGACTCCATCAACGACGCCGGCGCTGCGGCCGAAGTTGAACGCGCCGGCCTGACGGGGCATTGAGCTGACCAGCTCCACCGCGGCATGGATGTGGCGGTTGGTTTGGAAATTGAGTTGGTCGACGATGGCCGCCAATTTGGCGGGATCGACCTGGCCGCCGGTGACGGGCATGTCGAAGATGCCCTCGATGGCCTTGGCTTGGATGGAGAGAAGGCACAGGGCGCCGCTGAGTCCTGGATCGATTCCGAGAACATGGCTGGGACTCATTCCTCCACCTGGCGCAACGGGTCCGCCACGGGGGGACGTGGACTCCGCCGCGGCTTCGATTTCTGTGGCTGCTTTCCCAAGGGAACGCATCTTCGGGTCTTAAAGCGCAGGACACGGCCAGGGGCTATCTCGGACATCACGCGCTCCCTCTGCGGTCCCAAGGACGTTACCCTGACTGTATCAATCGACGGGTGCTCATCCATCTTTATCCTGACTCTCGCGTTGTCGGCCGCGCCTTGTATCCTGCGTTGATCCGCTTTTAGCGTAAAGCGGATCAGGATGTCTTGTCCTTTGGCCATTCCAGCGAAGGTCTTCAACAAATTTGGCCGGTTGTTTTTGAAGCGTACAACGTTAGTGTACGGCTGCGAGAATGGGATTACCACCAGAGGGTGTTTCATTTGAGCATCTCTGCGAGTTGCTTGGCTTTTTCGTGGATGTTTACAGGCTGCCCGAGTGAGTCTGTATCGTTAACCCAAATGCACGGGCCATACGGATCTGGTTGGGTATAACGGCCGGACGGCAGGCCACCTTCTGGAGTCATAACGGTTTTCATGTGCGAGGCCGCATCGAAACCAGCATCTT